ATTTCTTCTTCTGGTAAAAAAAGAAAAAGAAGTGATGAAGAAGGTGCAGAGCAAAGAGGAAGAATCTATCAAAAACTTGGTATGAGTGAAAGAAATCCAAAAACAGGAGTCCAAATGGCTAAACTTAAAGAAGGTAAAACTTTTGAACAATTTATGGTAGAATGTTATTCTATTCAAGAAACTTCTCTTACTCGTGTAATGAGCAAGTCCCAAAAAGGTGGAATGGCAATTATGTCAGGTCAAAGGGGGGATAAGTCTAAAAAAGAAAATCAAGAAAGGTCAGCAAGAACTGAAAGAAGAATTAGAGGTGCTCGTCTTCCAGGACCTACTAAAGTATTTGGACGTTATACTGAAAATCCAGGAACTCCAGAAGAGACAAAAGTGGGAGAAAAATCTCACGTAGTTTCTTCTGGTAAAATGGGTAAGAGAAGGTTTAAAAAAACAATTGAGAAACTTGGAACTGAAGGTGGATTGAAGCATAAGCGTAATGCTCCCAAAGGTTCTTCTAGAGATGACCAAGATTCTGTATTAATTCAAAGAAAACCTGGTGGTTCTGCTACACTTAAAGGAACTTCAAAAACATCTTGGCCTGGTAAGGGCAAAAATGTTGGAGTCGGAAAAATGAAACCAGGAAGAACTGGTGAGTTTGATACAAAAGTCAAGAACAAAACATTTACTTATGAAGACTAAATTTCCATTTGAACACGTAGTTAAATACGATACAAAAGAAGTGTGGATTAAATGTACTAGTAGTATTACTGCTATGGGTATTCCTGCACTTGTTGAAAAGTATTATCCTGGATATAAAGGTCATTGTGGTAGCAAGGAATATCTTGAGACACTTCGGAACCAGTTGGCAAAATCATAAATATTTAAAAAGTCTGTAAAGATGAAAACATTTCAAGAGTTTATGGTCATTGCCGAAGGTATGACGATGAAAGACTTCAAACAACAAAGAAGTCGTCAGAAGCAAAAAGAAAAGAGAGCAGCAGAAAAAACTTCTCCTACTCGCAGAGCAGGTATTCACGCAGATAAGGCATCTCCTGAGAGAGCAGCAAGACATCGTGCAAACGTAGATCCTGATTTTGAGGGTAATGACGAAAGAAATTATCCTGGTGGCAAATTGAGACCAAATAAAGTTCGTAAAGCAAAGGCACTAGGAGAACTTGACTGAACCACTTTCCAAACCGTCACACAGGGGGTCCCACGACCCCCTTTTTGCTGTTATAATAACTTCAGTTAAACAAAACCACCTAACTACATTATGCCCCGCAAATCTTCTGTGACTGACGACCAACTGATTTCTGAACTCCAATCTCTGTTTGGTTCTGAACTTTCTGCTGGCGACATCAGGGGTTTCTGTGCCTCTCGTAGTCTGAACTATCAAACCGTGACCCGTCGTTTGGAGAAGTTCAAGACTTCTCGTGGTCGCTGGAATCTGGAAGTGACTCAGGAGCGTGTAGAAGAGATTGAGCGTTCTTTTAGTGCTCCTGCTGTTCTTCCTGCTGCTGAACAAAACCTTATTCCTGATAAAGATGATACCTTCGTCAAGTTTGGTAACTTTAACGATATTAAAAAAATTATTCAGTCCCGTATCTTTTACCCTACGTTCGTTACGGGTCTGTCGGGTAACGGTAAAACGTTCTCGGTGGAGCAAGCGTGTGCTCAACTCAAGCGTGAGATGATTCGTGTCAATATCACTATTGAAACTGATGAGGATGACCTGATTGGTGGTTTCCGTCTGGTGAATGGTGAGACTGTCTGGCACAATGGTCCCGTGATTGAGGCACTGGAGCGTGGTGCGATTCTGCTTCTGGATGAGATTGACCTTGCTTCTAACAAAATTCTGTGCCTTCAGTCTGTTCTGGAAGGTAAGGGTGTCTTCCTGAAAAAGATTGGTCGCTTCGTGAAACCTGCCACTGGTTTCAACGTGTTCGCCACTGCAAACACCAAAGGTAAGGGTTCTGATGACGGTCGCTTTATCGGCACCAACGTTCTCAATGAGGCATTCCTTGAGCGTTTCCCTGTGACCTTTGAGCAAGGGTATCCTGCTCCTGCTACTGAGCAAAAGATTCTGGAAGGCATCGCTCTGGACCTTGGTGTAGAAGACCGTGACTTCTGCAAGCGCCTGGTTGATTGGGCAGACATTATCCGCAAGACCTTCTACGATGGTGGTATTGAAGAAATCATCAGCACCCGCCGTCTGGTCCACATCATCCGTGCCTACAGCATCTTCCAAGACAAGGCAAAGGCAATCCAAGTGTGTGTAAACCGCTTTGATGATGAGACCAAGCAATCGTTCTTGGAACTGTATGATAAGGTGGATGCTGACTTCCAGATGCCTACTGAAGAGGCACCTGAGAAAGTTGACTATCCCCCCCATATTTGATATAATTGGGGGAGGTTAATTATGACTTCCCCTTATTATGGATGACTATAATCAATTCACTATGACTCTTAATAGTGAAACTGGACTAATTGACATTAACAAAACCCCTGTGAATATGCCTGAACAATCTACAAATCATCTCTGGAAATACAATGAAGATAAAATCCTTAAAGAAGTTGAGGATTATGTAACCAGCACTTATCACGGTCATTACTGTGGTGACCAAGATGGATATGCTGACATTCAAACGATTGATTTGATGGCAGCAAAAAAACTTGCCGCAGGTTTCTGTCAGGCAAATATTCTTAAGTATGGCAGTCGCTACGGTGATAAGGATGGTCGTAACAAACGTGACCTTCTTAAAGTGATTCACTATGCTATGCTGCTGCTTCACTTTGATGGTCATTATTCTCGAAAAGATAATGGTCTTACTGAATTCCGCTGATTATGAAACTTCAAAACAAAACTATGAAACTCTCTGACAATACTCTCGCTCTTCTCAAGAACTTTGCTGGAATTAATAATTCTATTCTTGTGAAGAGTGGTAATCGTCTCCGCACGATTTCTGTTGCCAAAAACATTCTTGCTGAAGCAGATATTAGCGAAGAGTTTCCCCGTGACTTTGCAATTTATGACCTTAACCAGTTTCTCAACGGTTTGAGTCTTCATCAGGACCCTGACCTTGACTTTACTGAAGAATCTTATCTTAGTATTAAAGAAGGTAGGCGTCGGGTAAAGTATTTTTATGCCGACCCTAATGTGATTATTTCTCCTCCCGATAAAGAGATTCAACTTCCTTCAAAAGACGTTTGCTTCCAATTGGACAGCACTTCTTTGGAAAAATTAGTTAAGGCAGCGGCAGTGTATCAACTTCCTGACCTTTCTGCTGTAGGTGAGAATGGGGTCATTAAACTGGTGGTTCGTGATAAGAAGAACGATACTTCCAACGAATATGCCATTGTGGTTGGTGAAACTGACAAAGAGTTTACTTTCAACTTCAAAGTGGAAAACATCAAGATTATTCCTGGTGCCTACGACGTGGTTGTGTCAAAAAAACTTCTGTCACAGTTTACGAATCCGAAGTACAATCTCTGCTATTATATTGCTCTGGAACCTGATTCGACTTTCGGATGATTCAATTTCTTCTCTATTTGACTCCTACTGGACAACAAATTGTTAGTAGTATTATGCAGAGAAATTATAATATAAAGGAGAATGCTTCCATCTGCCGTAATAAGGAATTGATGGGAATTGTGCAAACTCCTAATTTTGTAATTTGTTTGGATAATATTAAAAATGGTGTCAGTCCAGTTAATTATTATGTAAATGAGACAGTCTATCATGAAGCAGTTCATGTAGCACAAGCATGTAAAAAGGGACCATTAGGTGTAAATGTTTCTCTAGATCCTTATAAAATGAATGATGTAGTTCGTTCTGTAAAGGTTGGAAATGCATATCCTGTATACGAATCAGAAGCGTATTTCCTAGAAGATAAACCCGAACAAGTCCTTTATTTTTTGAAAAAGTTCTGCTTTTAATTATGAACATCTTTGTAACTTCTCCTTGGCCTGCAGAAAGTGCTCTCTGTCTTCCCGATAAACACATCGTCAAAATGCCTCTGGAGTGCTGTCAAATGCTTTCCATTGTAGCATCCGAAAAATGGGGTCATGGATATGGCACTCTTCCCAAGGCAGATGGTACATCCTATGCAACTGAGAAGGGTGCTTTTCGTAATCATCCCTGTACCAAATGGGCAGCAGAGTCCATTCACAATGCTTACTGGTTGATTAAACACGGGATGAATTTGTGTGATGAGTATGCAGTTCGTTATGGTAAAACTCATTCGTGCTATAATACTCTTCTTGCTGCATACTATCTTTTCCCCAAAGGAAAGATTACTGATGTGACTCCATTCGTTCGTGCTATGCCTGACGAATACAAACTTGATGAAAGCATTGATACATTCACTGCATACAAAATGTATATTGCTTCTAAACCATGGGTTGCGGACAACTATCTCCGCATTCCTTCTCGCAAACCTGAATGGGTATGAAATACCAAAAAGGTGACTTCTTTCTTGACAAGGATACATACACGGTGTATATTTTTGACGGGAATGAATGGTGGGAAGTTGTCCCAGATTGTTATTTGAAAAAACTGATTGGACTTGATTATGAACAGTGATTTTATTTGGGTTGAAAAGTATCGTCCCAAAACTATTGAAGATTGTATTCTCCCAGAGAATATTAAGAAAACCTTTAGTGATTTTCTAAATAAAGGTGAAATTCCAAATATGCTGCTTGCTGGTCCTCCAGGAGTTGGTAAGACAACGGTGGCAAAAGCATTATGTAATGAGTTAGGAGTAGATTATTATGTCATCAATGGATCCGACGAGGGTAGATTCCTCGATACTGTCAGAAACAATGCGAAAAACTTCGCTTCGACCGTTTCGCTTTCGTCAGATGCTAAACACAAAGTCGTCATTATTGACGAAGCAGATAACACAGGAAACGACGTACAACTCTTACTACGGGCGTTTATTGAGGAGTTTGCTGGTAACTGCCGCTTCATCTTCACTTGCAACTATAAAAACAAAATCATCGAACCCCTCCACTCCCGATGTGCGGTCGTTGAGTTTGGAATCAAAGGGAAAGAAAAAACCTCATTGGCAGGATCCTTCTTCAAGCGTCTACAAAACATCTTGGATGAAGAAGGTGTACGATACGATCCTAAAGTCCTTGCCGAACTGATTAATAAACACTTTCCTGATTGGCGTAGGGTTCTTAATGAGTGTCAAAGGTACTCTGTCGGTGGTGAGATAGATAGTGGTATTCTCGCGTCTTTCTCTGACGTTGCCGTAAATGATCTCATTACTCATCTCAAAGATAAGAACTTTCCTGAAGTCCGAAAGTGGGTGGTCGCCAACTTGGACAATGATTCTTCTCTCATTCTTCGCAGGGTTTATGACTCCTGTTATAATTGCCTTTCACCCCAATCTATCCCCGCTGCCGTTCTTATTATTGCTAAGTACCAATACCAAATTGCGTTCGTGGCTGATCAGGAAATTAACATCTTAGCAGCACTGACTGAAATTATGGTGGAGTGTGAATTTAAATGAGTTTGCTTAAAATTGATAAGGCATCTCTTTATGAGATTCCTGTAAAAACAACTCCTGAAAATGTAAAAGAGGCAAATGAAGGTCTCTTTCGCGCCAAAATGACTGTTCCTGCTGCCGCAAAGCATTGTGGTATGACGCAGAAAGAAATGAAACTTACTTTTAGAGAGTATTTGAAGTATCATCCTAAAGATTATGAAAACTAAAATTGAATTTGATTTTGAAATGGTAATGGGTGTAGTTGAATACACTCGCCGCCTTCGATTTGGAGGGCAAAAATTTAGTCGTGCTCTTATCATTGAAAAGGCAATTGAAAAGACTAGTAAAAATTTAATCTATGTTGGGTTAGATGATACTCTGGGTCACGACTTTACTACTAAAGTAAATGAAGAAATTTGGCGCTTAGAGGCAAAAGGTTTAGATCATTTGTTTCAAACTAATAAAACTTTTAATACTAGAGAAATCACCCTTAAAAATTTTCAAGGAAATGTAAATAATAATTTTCCTGAAAAAAAGTTTGATGAAATGATTTTGATTGATCAAACTCAACGTCATTTTGGTATTGTGTCTTTTAAAAATGCTCTTAAAAATTTTAATGCTAAAAAAAATCTCAAAAAATCTGGATTAAAAATTGTTATTGATAAGAGGGATGTTGAATATATCGCTAAAAATGTTTCTCTAGCACCTAAAAAACAAGTAAGAGAACTATATCATGAAATTATTGATGAACTTTACAAATGGGAGGATGAATCTAATGAGTGGTAATATGAAATCCCTGAAAACTCCTTTACGCTACCCAGGTGGTAAGTCCCGTGCTTGTGAAAAGATGGGACCTTACTTCCCCGACTTACGAAACTATGATGAGTTTCGTGAACCATTTCTTGGTGGAGGAAGTGTTGCAATTTACATCACCAAAAAGTATCCTAACCTAGATATTTGGGTGAATGATTTGTATGAACCTCTCGTAAACTTCTGGCAGCAACTCCAGATCTTCGGTGTTGATCTTTCCAATGCACTTACAACTCTTAAAAGCACTTGCAATACCCCAGATAAAGCAAGACAACTTTTCTTAGTTTCTAAGGAGAAGATCAATGACGAAGATGTGTCAAGTTTCGATCGTGCTGTGGCTTTCTATGTTGTTAATAAGTGTTCATTCAGTGGTCTCACAGAGAGTTCTTCATTTTCAGAACAAGCATCCAACTCTAACTTCAGCTTGCGGGGGATTGAAAAGTTGCCTGGGTATTCTAAGATAATTGAGAATTGGCGTATAACTAATTATTCGTATGATTATCTGATGGATGGAAACAAGAGTGCTTTTATGTATCTCGATCCTCCTTATGACATTAAGGATAATCTCTATGGCAGAAAGGGATCAATGCATAAAGGATTTGATCACGATAAGTTTGCTGCTGATTGCAATTCCAACAATATGGATATGCTGGTAAGTTATAATACGGACCAACTTGTAAAGGATAGGTTTAAGAACTGGAACGCTGCTGAGTTTGATCTGACTTATACGATGCGTTCCGTTGGTGAATATATGCGTGAGCAAAAACAACGTAAAGAACTCTTGCTTTTTAATTATGGAATTGAAGGACTGGTTAAACTCAATCAATCAAACGAAGAAGAATCTGATTGATGAAGATCCTTCACTTGAGAAGGATTATGCTCCATATATCATCAATCGATGCCTCTCTGGACATATTGATTGTCTGATGTTTGCAAATGAAATGAATCAATATCATTTTCTTCCCAAAAAGATGCAGTATGACTTTTTTATAAATACTCTGAGAGTTAAAAAGAGATTTTCTCCTTGGCTCCGTAAAGATACAATCAAAGATCTTGATTATGTTAAACGTTACTATGGTTATAGTAATGAAAAGGCAAAACAGGCTTTGAGGATTCTTACCAAAGAACAACTAACATTTATTAAATCGAAATTTGAAACTGGAGGAACAAAATGAGTGTCGTTCTAGAACCTGAAGTAAAGTGGACGCCCGACCAAATGGTGGAAGTGATTCTTAACGAACCTGATGACTTTCTAAAGGTTCGTGAGACTTTGACCCGTATCGGAGTTGCTTCACGCAAGGAAAAGAAAATCTATCAATCTTGCCATATTCTACACAAACAAGGTAGATATTATCTTGTACATTTTAAAGAACTGTTTGCTCTTGATGGCAAACATGCCAATCTTACGGTAAATGATGTTCAGCGTCGTAATCGTATTGCTCAGTTGATTGCAGATTGGGGTCTTGTAGAAATTGTTGATGTTTCTAAGATTTCTGATATTGCACCACTCAATCAAATCAAAGTCCTTGCATATAAAGACAAAGGAGATTGGATTTTAGAGACCAAGTATAATATTGGTGCTAAGAAAAAACGTACAGAAGAGGAAACCGAATAAAAAAGTGGGGAGAACAACACTCCTCATTTTTTATATTCTGAATATATAATAGTGATGTTGCCTTCGGGGACATTATTAACTTACAGACGCTTTAAGGAGGTCTATTATGTTCGGAACAAGTTCGATTACTTATTCAGTACCAGAAACTGCAAAGTACTTATTAGAAATTCAAAAAAATAGTATTGGAATGGATGAGTGGTTTAAAAGGTTTGATACTGCGTTTGAATCGCATACCAATTATCCACCATACAACCTGGTAAAAGAAAGCAGTGTTGATTTTAGGTTAGAAATCGCACTTGCTGGATACAAAAGAGAAGATATTGAAGTCACTACAGAATGGAACAAACTTTTTGTAGAAGCAAAGAAATCTGGCAATTCAGATGATGAATACCTACATCAGGGATTAGCAAAGAGAGCATTTACTCGAACCTGGACTTTATCTGATGATGTTGTGGTTGGTGATGTTTCTTTTGAGGATGGATTACTCACTATTAAACTAAATAGAGTTATTCCAGAACATCAGAAGAAGAAGGTATATGAAATCGTTTCAGGAGTTCGTTC